GCGTTCTAAACGACTCTAACAAAGAGTTCTTGCTGTATAAGCAGGTTACCATGTTGCAGGACTACAACCCAAACCCCGCAACTACAGGCGTTCCGCTATACTATGCGGACTGGGACGAGAACACGTTTCTTTTGTCTCCAACACCCAACGACGATTTTACAATGGAACTTCATTACTTCTATAGGCCGTCATCAATCACGGTAACGGCTGACGGAACCAGTTGGCTTGGAGATAACGCCGAACTAGCCCTTCTGTATGGCGCATTGGTCGAGGCATATACCTTTTTGAAGGGTGAGGCCGATATCCTGAGCCTATACAACCAGCGATTCCAAGAATCGTTGCAGTGGATGAAAAATTTGGGCGAGGGTCTACAAACTAGAGATCAGTATCGATATGACCGCGTTCGAAGGGATGTGGCCTAGTGTCGGAGCCCTTTAGCGTTAGCAGCTTGGGAAATGCCGTAGTCTTTACCTCAGACAACGGAGGACATTCCCCAGAGCAGATAGCGGAAATGGCTCTAAACAAGATTATGAGTGTTTCGGAGACCGCTACGCCGGTTATAAGAGAACAAGCGCGTGCTCACAGACAGCAATTGAAAACAGTGTTAGTGTTTTACATGAACAAGATGGCGCAGAGCGAAAGAGCAACGATCGGGTACTTACTGAAACAACAGGGCCATGAGGACGTGGCAGAGGTCTTAAGGAGGCTGTAATGGCTATCGGAACCTCCGCAATTTGCGGGTCTTATAAGAAAGAAATCAACGCCGGTATCCATTTCTGGACAACCCACTCTCGTGGGGACGGGTCGTCTATTGCCGCCGACACCTTTAAACTAGCTATGTATACCAACAGTTCGGCTATTGACGCGGACACAACGGCTTACGGAACGACTGCTGAGGTTAGTGGGACAAACTATACGGCGGGTGGGGGAGCTATTTCTAGCGCCACTATTGGCCTGGCGGACAACAGCAGCAGCGTGCCAACAGCTTTTATCGACATGGCGGATGTTACTTTTTCCACCGCTACGATCACGAACGCTCGGGGTGCTTTGATTTACAACTCCACCCTGTCTGCTGCGGGTACGGCTGGCGATACGACACATGCTGCAACACCCGCTGTCTGCGTCATTAACTTTGGTGCCGACTACTCGTCTAGTGCCGGAGATTTTACCGTTACGATGCCCACAAATGACGCTAACAACGCATTGATTAGGTTTGCGTAATGGCTTTAATTACCGGCTGGAGCAGAGGCAGTTGGAGTTCGGGAAGTTGGAGTAGGGCACTTCCGGTCGAGATTACGGGTGTTTCCGCAGCGGCTGCCGCAGGCAGTGTGTCCGTTTCCACCGAAATAAACGTTTCAGTTACGGGTGTTTCGTCGGCTACTGCCGCAGGCAGTGTGTCTGTTTCCGGCAAGGCAAACGTTTCCGCTACGGGAGTGCAGTCTGAAACGTTTGTGGGAAAACCCCGTTTGTGGAAGGAAATCGTCCCTGGGCAGGACGCTGGGTGGGATCCGATAACGTATACCCAAGCCCCAAATTGGTCTAAGATAGCCGCATAGGAATAACATAATGGCTTCTACATATACAACAGGTTTTGGAATTGAGAAGATTGCTGCTGGGGAGCAATCCGATACGTGGGGCACGACCACTAACCACAATTTGGATATTCTAGACCGGATAGCTTCTTATAAGGCTGTGGCTCTTTCCGGGACCACCCACACTCTTACAGTTCGAGAGGCCTCTCCAGGCTCCGGAACCGAAAACCTTCAGGACGGTATGTACCGCGTGATTAAGTTCACCGGAGCCTTGGGCGGCAACAATACTGTCACGATAGCCCCGAATACGTCACCCGCTTGGTTCATTATCGAGAATGCAACCACGGATTCCGGTTCCAGCGGGCCTTACACGGTAATCCTGACACAGGGTTCCGGGGCAAACGTCACGGTCCAGAACGGCAAGAATGCGATCATCTACTGCGATGGCGCGGGTTCCGGGGCGGTGGTTTATGATGCGCTGTCGGACCTTCAGGTTGGAACTCTGGAGGTTACGGGCGCTGCGGCTGTTGACGGCGCTTTAACGGCTGCGGCTGTTTCAGCGACAACACTCACCACCAGCGGCATCGCGTCGGTTGACGACACCACCGATAGCACTTCTGGCACCACAGGCAGCATCCACACAGATGGCGGCGTTGGGGTTGCAAAAGCTCTCTATGTCGGAACGACCTCGAAGTTGGTTGGCGTCACCACACATGGCGGAAACGTCGTCAGCGACACCGACAGCACAGACGATTTGGGGACGACAGGTGTTCGCTGGCGCGCCTTATATGTCGATGCCATCACTGCTACAGACCAAATTACGGCTACCGGCTTCACAGGCACCCTAGACGGAATACTTGGCTCTGGAAGTGCTGCCGCTGCGAGTGTGACGACGATTACTTCTACCGGCGATGCGAGTTTTGGTGGGTCGGCTGCTACCGGTGTCCTGAACGCAAAGGCATCTTCTTGGTCCCGCAACAGTTTGACTTTGCAATCAGCCAACGACGCTGGCTCTACCAACTTCGTCGGTATCGCTTTCGTCAATAACGACAGCGACTCCACCGTTCAGGGCGTGGCGAATATATACACCAACCCGACCGGAGAGTTGTCGCTCACAACACTTGCCGGGATCAACTTTAAACAAGGTTCTTCAGGTATCAGTGGAGGTACTTCAGCATTTGCTATTAGCTCCACGGCTCTTTCTGCCGCTAATGCTGCTGGCCCGGCCATGCTCCAAGAAGCAGCTACTCAAACCAATCCAACCCTGATTCCACACCGTGGGTCGCTCACGACAGGCTGGGGCGGCAACAGTGGTAACATAACCGCAGTCGTCGGAGGGGTGGAACAGTTCCGTTTCGCAGCAGGGAATGTTTCGGGTGCCGCCGCTAATGCTCCGACCATTAAAAACGCAACACCAACCGCAACCAACCCCGTCTTTGTCCCCTCCGCTGGCGACCAAGATACAGGGATGGGCTGGGTCTCTGCCAATATTGGTTCGCTGGTTGCTGGTGGTGTAGAGGCTCTAAGGTGGGCCAACGGAACCGTTACTATAGCGGGACAAGCTATTGCAACAGGATTCACAGGCACCCTAGACGGCGTTCTCGGCTCTGGGGCTGCTGCCGCTGCGAGTGTGACGACGCTTGGTGCGACTGGTGTCATATCTGCTGCTGACGGATCAGTATCCGCCCCGTCAATCAGCTTCTCGTCTGACACAAATAACGGCCTTGCCTACATAAATGCGGATAACTGGGGGCTAGTGGTTGGCGGGGCGTGGAACTGGTACTTCCAAGCGGCACAGAATTACACAAACGTCAATCTCTACGCTCTTAATGCTGCTGGACCGGGGCTACTCAACGAAGTACCGACTTCCACGAATCCCAGTCTGGTACCGAATCGGGCCGATTTAGATACAGGCATCGGTTGGGTATCTGCTGACATCGGTTCGCTGGTTGCTGGTGGTGTAAGTGCTTTAAGCTGGAATGCCTCTGCCGATGTAGGCATCAAACATGCCGCCCCTCTTGTGTCCCTGCACGTTCAGGACACTGCGCTCTCTGGTTCCGACACATGGACTGCCGATGTTCAGGCCGTATTTGGCCGTAACGGTAACGCTGGCCTTGCGATCTACGCTCCAGCAGCCAACGCCGCAACGATTAAATTCGCGAAGCCAAGTGATTACAACGTGGGACAACTCAGCTACAGCTTCGACACTGACGTTCTAAACTTCACCCTTGCTGCTACTTCTTCTTGGGATATGGCCGCAGGCAGTTTCGCCGGGGCCAACGCCGCTGGTCCGGCCCTGCTCCAAGAAGCCGCCACAGCCACCAATCCTACGCTGGCACCAAATAAAGCAGACCCTAATACAGGGGTCGGTTGGGTCTCTGCTGACATCGGCTCGCTGGTTGCGGGTGGTGTCGAGGCTCTCAGGTGGCAGAGCAGCGGTGTCGTATCGGTCCCTGCGACGGTGATGTTCACCGATAATAACGGCCCTTCATGGGGATCGTCATGGATGACAGGCAATGCTGCGTCTCAGTTTTTCCGTTTTTACGTAAATTCCGTTCTGGAGGGCCAAGTAGACGCGACCGGCGTCACCGTTGGTAACGCTGCTGGTCCGAGCCTACTCAATGAAGCTGCCAGCGCAACCAACCCGACCCTTGTTCCTAATAAGGCGGCACCAACCGTGGGGATCGGTGCTGCCAGTGCCACGACACTATCGCTGATTGCCGCAGCGACAGAAGTTGTTCGTATCAATAGCACGACGATGTTCTTTAAGGGCAGCGGCGGCATCGAATGCGATAACGCTGCCGGTGCTAAAATCTCAAATGTTGCCCCTACCGCCACAGTACCGACCCTAATTCCGAACAAAACCGACGCAAACACAGGGGTCGGCTGGGTATCTGCTGACATTGGATCGTTGGTTGCTGGTGGAGTAAGCGTACTAAACTGGCAGACAAACGGCGCTGTCACAATGCCCGTACAGCCCGCATTTTCCACAACCCTAGCGTCAACGGCGACCAATGTTACCGGCAACTCCGGCACAGCATATGTAATCGCGTGGGATACTGAGATATTTGACCAAGGCGCAGATGTGTCTGGGGCAACATTTACTGCGCCGGTGGCTGGGCGGTATCTTCTCACATTCTTTGCACAGCTTAATGACATGGCTGCGGGCGCAACGCGTATTCGACCGGCGATCAATACCAGCAATCGAGTTTACAATTACGACGTTGGTGATATTCCCGTAGACGCCAATGCGCGTGTTGGTATTCACCTGTCGGTCCTAGCCGACATGGACGCTGCCGACACAGCAACAACGGCGATAACAGTCACCGGCCTTGCTGGCGATACAGTTGACGTAGCGGGGGTCGCTGAGAGCGGCTTCCAAGGATATTTGGTAGCATAAAGGAGCAACCCAATGCCATTAACACTTACTATCGAAATCTCCGACGTAGACCTAGCCGCCATACGCAACGACGTTGTAAGCGCAGAGGCTTGGGTTAATGAAGCGGTGGCGGGCAAGATTGCCGCCTGCCGTAAACGCTTAGTGCGCGATAACGCCACTGAATATCTCGGTGACCCCAGTGTCACAGACGAAGACAGCTTGATTACGGCTGTTGTGTCTGCTGACGGGTACATGGCTCGCGCCGAAGCCGACGCCGAGTTTGAAGCGGCATAACACAAAGGAACTTAAAAAATGGCTGTTACATACACAAACGAAGTAAGCCGCTCGGGGCTGATGAAAAACCCGGTCCCCATCGACGGCTCCGACGATATCATCCTGTTCATCCCCTACTCGCTGATTGCAGCAGATGGTGCTGCGAGGGCACGGGATGCACGGATCGTTGAGTACAAGGCGGCTGATCTGTCACCGCCATTTGTCCCCTATGCCGACATCACCGATGCCGTCTACGACGAGTGGATCGCAGCATTCGAGGCTCTGGATATCGTCGATGAGGCTACTGGCGAAACGGCTCTTGATGTGATGAAGGCGTCGCTGGCAGAACAGGTCGCAGCAATTCTTAATCCGGTGATGATCCCGGTGGAAGACCCTGAAGAGGAAGCGGCCTGATGGACAACGAGACCCTTCAGATCATTGCTCAGTTCCTTAGTCGCGTTGACCTCAAAGGCAACGAGGTTCAGGCGTTCAATAAGGTTATGGCGGCGCTGCAAAGCGAAGCTGAATTAAACGACATGCCAAGTGTCCCCGTCGAAGAATAAATCCGTCGAACTGAATGAGAGGTCAGGTGTCCAGTTTAGTCTGTCATTTCTCATTCAGATTTTAGGAACAGTGATCCTCGCTGTGTGGGGATACTCGCAACTGGATGCGAGAATAAGTCAGGTGCAGAATATATCCTCCACCCACGCTGAGAAGCTGCGTGGCATCGAGGTGGAGTTGAAAGAAAATCAGGACAAGCCAATCCCAAGCGATCACGTCCAAAACACCACGTTGTTCGCACACGAGCGAGAGTTACGAGAACTAAAAACAAGGCTCCTCACCCTAGAGGCAAGGATTTACGATAAGCTGAAGGGAAACTAAAATGGAACTCACAAAAGCAACGGCGGGAGATGCTAGCAAACATCTTGTTGCCGTAAATATTGGATAAAGAGAATGGCATCAACCTACACAACCAGTTTCGGCATTGAAAAAATAGGCGTTGGAGAGCAGTCCGGTGCGTGGGGTACGTCTACCAACCACAACTTGGATATCTTAGACCGCATTGCCTCGTATAAAGCCGTTGCTCTTTCCGGAACCACGCACACCCTCACAGTTCGAGAGGCCTCTCCGGGATCCGGCGGGGAAAACCTCCAGGACGGCATGTACCGAGTGATTAAGTTCACAGGGGCGTTGGGTGCAAACAACACGGTTACGGTAGCTCCGAACACAGCGTCGGCTTTCTTTATCATTGAAAACGCAACCACGGATTCAGGATCCAGTGGACCGTACTCGGTTATTCTGTCTCAAGGCAGTGGAGCAAATGTAACAATAGCCAACGGAAATTCTGCAATTGTTTATTGCGACGGTGCGGGGTCTGGTGCCGTCGTTGCAAACGCGCTTTCTGACTTGTCTATTACCGCGCTTACTACATCGGGCGCTATTACCGTTGGTGGTGACGCTACAGTTAGCGGAACAGTGCTGCCGTTGGGAGACACGGCGGCCTCAGACAAGGCTGCGGTTGGGTACACAGCGGCTGAAGGGTTAATCCTTACTGGGCAGGGAAGTACTAACGACGTTACAATCAAGAACGATGCTGACGCTAAAGTTATGGGTGTCCTTACCGGCACAACTACGGCGGCATTTACCGGTCAAGTAACCGGCACAGGCTTCACAGGAACATTAGACGGCATTCTTGGCTCTGGAGCCGCCGCCGCCGCAACTGTTACAACGCTAGTGACAAGCGGAATTGTTTCCGTAGACGACACCACAACTTCCACCTCTGGAACCACGGGATCAATTCATACAGATGGTGGGTTGGGCGTAGCAGGAACTGCCTTTATTGGAGGCGTCACTACTCACGGCGGTAATGTAAGTCTGTCCGACGCAGCTTCGGTTAATATTTCAACCCCTTTGCTCACCGGAGCAGACCACACTTTTACGGGGCTATCCGCACAAATGTTGGCCGGTGGGGCCATAGCGGCGTTTGATCTGGTTTGTGTCCATACGACAACTCAGGAAGTTGTGGAAGCCGATGCAAGCGCCTACGCAACGGCTCGTGTGATTGGAATCGCCCCCGCTGCAATCAGCGACACAGCAACCGGAACGGTTCTTCTCCAGGGATTTATTCGTGACGACACTTGGACGTGGACGCCCGGCTCTACACTGTATTTATCAGAAACCGCAGGCGCTATGACGCACACGGCACCGGCCACTGACGGCGCATTTGTCCTAGTAGTTGGTGTCGCATTATCACCGGATGTTGTGTACATAAATCCAAGTATGGATGTGATTGAGCGCGCGTAATGGCGAATCAAGTTGAAAAATTAAACACCGTCGCCATACTTGACATAGAAAAAGTCAATACGCTAACGGATGGTAACATAGAGAAAATAAACACGCTGGAATTTACCAAGGTTCTAACGCTCGAAATCTCGTCTAATGCGACGGAGTATAACATTCTCACAGCGGCGGTGTCTGCTGGTTATGACAACGCCGTGGCCCAGCCGCTTGTTGTCAACGTGGCATCTGGCGTAACGGTCAGCGGCTCAAGTACACACGCGATGCGGACGGGTGCTCTCAACGCCGACACCAGTCTGACAATTAACATCACCGGGTCCGTCAGCGGCTATACCGGCGCAAATGGCGGTACGGGTGCTGCGGGCGCGGTGGGCGGAGACGCTATCTACTGGGAGACCACAGCTTCCGGCTCTGGGACATACGTCGTCAACGTGGAGTCCGGCGGAAATCTAAAGTCTGGCGGCGGCGGTGGTGGCGGCGGCGGCTCGGCGGGTATACGGGCAACCTTAACCTCAGATAAGTCCGGAGAAAGTTGCGGTACTCCTAATTACTCAGGGAGCGTCGGGTCAACCGGTGCGCCCGGTGCGCTCGGAGCCAGCGGGGCCAGCGGCGGCAGCGGTTCGTATGGCGGCGGCTCGGCTAGCTGTAACGTCGCATCTCCCGGCTCTGGCGCGGCAGGTGGCGCAGCAGGCTATGCGCTACGGAAAAACTCACGAACAGTTACACTTAATAATAGCGGCACCGTCGCGGGGACAGTCGGCTGATGAAAGTTCTGATTCCATATTCTGGCGGCGTGAACAGCGTCTATGCGCTTTGGCGCTGGATCAGTGAAACTGACCACGAGATTGTCGCGGTATACGCGAGCGAGAAGTGGGACAAGGCCTTGGAGAGAGCGCCTCGCGAGGAAGCTGCGGCGGATCAGATCGCGGCATGGCTGCAAGACGTCCGTGCGTTTGAGTACCGGAAGATCGAGTGGCCGGTGCCGTATAGGGAAGACATGCAGCCGTTGCGCGCGGGCTTCACAAACACATGGGATCAAGGAGCGGTCGAGCCGCGTTATCACGGCTACGCTGCATTGCTCGACGCCGAAGAATTTGGCGGTATTGTCACCGGCTACTCGCTTGAAAACACTGCCGTCGATGCTTACGAAAACCTGCGCGGCATATTTGAGCGTCCTTCAGTTAACTGCTATCTGGCCGGATCTCCAGTGCCGGAGACTGTTATCGCGCAGGTCAATGCGCTCGATTTCGACGCTGTCTGCGCGGCGCTGCTCGGTAGGTTTGAGCAGTTTGAAGCTCTTCCCGCTGAACTCGCGGCGCTGATCGTCAGCAAGTGCGAGGTGCGCCACGACCCGGTTGCAATGGACGGTAGCGCGGCCCTGTGCATGTCGTGCCTGTACGACCAGTGCCGAGAGGATGTTGCCATGAGCGGCGCTGATCTCGACGCAGCATTTGCCCAGCACGGCAGCTATGGTGAATGGCGCTCAGAAGCGGACCCCGAAACGTACACTTATCGCGGACGCTCGCAGTTCAAAGCCCTTGAGTTACTGGGGATCGAGCTATGACTGATGTGGGAGGCTAGATGCCCTTAACTAAGATAAAGTTTAATCCAGGTGTTAATCGAGAGACCACGTCTTACGGTAATGAAAATGGTTGGTTCAATTCCGATTTAATCCGATTTCGTAAGGGTCGCCCGGAAAAGATGGGGGGTTGGGAGCGTCTAAGCGTCAACTCCGTAAACGGTGCTGTCCGTTCTTTAAAGTCCTGGGCTGCCCTGGACGGCTCGAAATACATGGGCGTCGGAACGGAAACCAAGTTTTATATAGAAAATGGCGGACAGTACAACGACATCACCCCGATAAAGTCTACGGTAACGCTTGGGGCAAATCCTCTTACGACGGGTGCTGCGGGCAGTGGAGTAGTCACGGTTACGGAAGTTTCTCATGGTGCCGTGACGGGGGATTTTGTTACTTTCAGTGGCGCGACCACAACGGATGGGGTTACCGCCGCGCAGCTTAATATTGAACACGAAGTAACCGTCGTAGATTCTAACAGCTACACAATCGCTACGGCGGGATCTGCAAGCTCTGGTACTACGGCGGGTGGTGGTTCTGCCATCATTGCAAACTATCAGATCAACACTGGTCTTAATAATGTTGTATCTGGAACAGGTTTTGGCGCGGGACTCTGGAGCGGTCTATCCACGGGATACTCTCAGACTACGCTGAACGACAGTGGCGGCATTGATGCGTCGGTCACCTCTTTCACGCTCACCAGCGCAGCCTTGTTTGAGACCGCCGCAACCACCACCAGCGCAAACTTAACAATCCTAAGTTCTTCTGTTCCGGTGGCGGATTCTACGGGGTTCCCGGCCAAAGGAACACTCCTGATTGGGAGTGAGAAGATTCGATACGGGACAAACGTTGGTAACGTGTTCGGAGATATCGTTCGCGGCGAAGATGGGACTACCGTCGCCACGTCTTCGAGCGGAGACGCGGTAGTTTTTGTCGGTATGATGCTGATAGACGACGAGCTAATTCAGTATACCGGTAAATCCACCCATCTTATTAACGCGGGTGTTGTTCGCGGTGTTCGCGGAACAACTGCCGCATCCCATGCGGATGGTGTTGCCGTTAAGGAGGCAAACGATTTTGTGGGGTGGGGGGACTCCTCCAGTACCGCCGCAAACGTGGGGTCCAACATTCGTTTGTGGTCGCAGGACAACTGGGGCGAAGACCTTATTTTTAATGTTTTTGACGGAACCCCGTACTATTGGGATAAGACACTGGGCGTTGGTGCACGGGCCACGGCCCTTGAATCTTTGGCAGGTTCTTCTGATGCACCAACGATCACCCGCATCATTATGGTTTCCGGAACAGACAGGCACGTAGTTTGTCTAGGCTGCAACCCATTAAATGAAAGCGCGCAGGACTTGCTCACGGTTCGTTGGTCCGATCAGGAAAACCTCGCTGATTGGACACCTACGGCGACGAATACGTCGGGTTCCCAGCGCCTTTCTGCGGGATCCAAGATTATAGCTGCGCGGGTAACTCGCCAGCAAACGCTTATCTGGACGGATACAGCACTTCACTCCATGCGCTTTACGGGGCCGCCGTTTACGTTTGGTTTCAGTATGCTGGCCAACAACATCTCAATCATTGGCCCCAACGCGGTAACCACTGTTGGCGACAAAGCATTCTGGATGGACCGAGAGAACTTCTACGTTTACACAGGATCCGTTCAGATTATCCCCTGCACGCTTCTCCGCTACGTGTTTGACGACATCAATCTCGAACAAGCCTTCAAGTCCTTTGCAGCGTCCAACAAGATGTTTGATGAAGTTTTCTGGTTCTACCCAAGCGCGGATTCCGAAGAGATAGACCGCTACGTTAAGTTTAACTACGTTGAAAACACTTGGGATTTGGGCACGATGTCGAGGACCGCTTGGGTAGATTCCGGTGTTCACGAGAATCCACGGGCTTCTGGGTCCGTCAATGATGTAAATTATGTGTACATCCAAGAGACGGGTAACAGCGCAGATGGGTCTGCCATGAACTCATTTATTGAATCGTCTGATTTTGATTTGGGAGATGGCGAACAATTCATGTTTGTTAGTCGCCTTGTCCCGGATATCGACATCACAAGCTCGGACTCAACGGCTTCCGTGAACTACGTGTTGAAAACCCGGAACTACCCTGGCGATAGCTTGGCTACTAATTCCACTACGGTGGTTACTTCTACTACAGAGCAGTCTTTTCTTCGCAGCCGGTCACGGCAAGCTGCGTTACGGATTGAAAGCTCGGCATCCGATTTGACGTGGACGTTGGGCGACCTTCGCCTTGACCTCAAGCCGGACGGGAGGCGGTAATGGCTAGTTTACTGGATAACAGTATGCCGCTGGCACCGGACCAGTACGATGCCGACACCTTTGCACGCATCTTGCGAGATTTGGAAATGGCGCTTACAAAAATGGATTTCCCTGCTGTTGTTAGCGGCGAAGACGACACCAACGGCCTGAACTGGTTTATGGACTGATGGCTTCTGCATATAAAAACATAGTGACGACTGTTGGGTCCACGGGGGATGTGGTCGTTTACACTTGCCCCGCTGCAACGGTAGCCCTCGTTAAGAACATTAATATGTATAATAGCCACACGGGTTCTATTGTGATATTCTGCAAGGTGACCGATAGCTCCGCTTCGGCAACGGTGATTTTGCAGAAGATAACATTAGCCACGTTGGCTTCTTCCTCTGCTACCGCAGACGTTTCGTTCACAGGGCCTTTTGTCCTTGAAACGGGCGACACGCTAATTTTCAACTGTGCCACCGCAGCGAAGATTCAAGTCTTTGCTAACGTTCTGGAGCTTTCCTGATGTCTATAAATGCATCACCTAAATATGCCGGGGAGCCTACAACGCAATCCGTAGCCAGTGGTTTGGCCACTCTAGGTCGTTACGGCGACAACTACATGGTACATGCGGCGGAAGGGGAGACGATGATCCCCAAGGAGGTTTTTGACGAAAACCCC